GCGTTGGCGGGATGCTTGTTCACCGCTTGCTGCACTGGCAGTCTTGGCGATCTATTTGTCGCCACGCTGCTCGCAGGGTCGCAAGCGAGCAGTTGGAAGCTGGTGTTCAGCGCACCGGGATTGCCGCCCGAGGTGTTCGACAATATTGCCGGCAGCGGTGCGGCGTTCTGGCAGAATCTTGCCGCGGCGGTGAATAGTGGCAATGGGCCGTTGCGCGGGCCGTCGCGGTATTTCGTGGCCACCCCGGGGGCCAACACCGGGCTGGTGCCGACCGCGGGGATGCACGCGTCGGCGGTTGGTGGGACCGACGGTTCGTCGGGGATCGTTGCGAGCATGTTGGTCGGGCAGGATACTCTGCCGCGGAAGGGCATGTATGCATTGCGCGGACAGGGGTGTTCGCTGGCCTTGCTGGCCGATGTCGATGATAGTTCGACGTGGAGCACGCAGGCGGGCTTTGGTCTGTCCGAAGGTATCTACATGGTGCTGACAGGACCGGCGGGGGACAGCATCGGCAATGCGGTGGCGAGCAAGCAGGCCGCGGGTCTGGATAGCTATGCCGCGAAGCTGATGTTTGGCGATTGGATCTGGTGGTCGGATCGGGCCAATGGCCTGACCAGGCTGGTTAGTCCGCAAGGGTTCGGCGCCGGGCGTTTGTCGAACCTGTCGCCGGAGCAGTCAAGCTTGAACAAGCCGCTGTATGGTGTGGTGGGCTCGCAGAAGTCGGGTTCTCCGGGGTCTGGCCAGGCGGCGTGCTATTCGGCGGCGGAACTTGGGGTTTTGCTTGGGGCGGGCATCGATGTGATTGCCAATCCGCAGCCGGGCGGTGCGTTCTGGGGGGTTCGCGGGGGGCATAATTCGAGCAGCAACGCGGCGACCAACGGCGATAATTATACGCGGATGACAAATTACATCGCGGCGACGCTGGCGGCGGGCATGGGGATTTATGTTGGGCAGGTCATCAACGCGACGCTGTTTCAGAATATCCGTTCGACGCAGATGAGCTTTTTGCAAAATATGCTGGGGCAGGCGTTGCTGGGGAGCACTGACGGGTCGTTGCCGTTTGCGGTGGTGTGCGACCGGTCCAACAATCCGCCGGCGCGAACGGCGCTGGGGTACGTTCAATCGGATGCGCAGGTGCAGTATCAGGCGATCAACGAGAAGTTTATCGTGAATATGGAAGGCGGCCAGACGGTTTCTGTTCAGGTGCAGACATTGCCATCCGGACAGCCAAGTTAAGCCGCGCAGCGCATTTAAAAGTTTTTTGGTTCTTTTTTTCCAAAAAAGAACCGCTTGCTTCTTCTTAGCGGTTTGCTTTTGGGAAAAATGCAAATGCCAATCAATAGTTTTTCGGTCGGCCGAGACTGCCAGGTGGTGGTGATCGGGCCGTTTGGACGGGTTGATCTCACGTATGTCACCGCGTTTGAAAGTCGCCAGCATACCCAATCGGTTCGGGTCGATCGGATGGATGGGGTTTCGATGGGCGCGGAGCTGCCGAAGGGATGGGATGGCAGTTTTGAAATTGAGCGTGGGTCGAGTGCCGCGGATGATTTGATTGCGGCGATCGAGCAGGCGTTTTATGCCAATGGCAGTGTGGCGGCGGGGACGCTGTATCAGTATGTGATTGAAGTGAATGGATCGACCTCGACGTATCAATATGACGGCGTGGTGTTCCGTCTGGCAGCAGCGGGCAACTGGAAAGGCGATTCCAGTGTGAAACAGAAGCTGGAGTTCTTTGCGTCGCGTCGTCAGCGGGTGTGAGCGGCATGAGCGGGACGGATACGCCATCGGCGCGGTTGATTGCCGCGGCAGCGGAAACCATGAGTGTGGTTGATGCCGAAGCGCGGACGTTGGTGCTGCGGCGTCTGGGGGCGTTGGACAAGTTGAGATTGTTCAAGGCGGTTGGGTCGGTGCTGTCGCAAAATGAGCCCTATCTGGGCATGGCGATGCTGGCCTGTTCGGTGGCCAGCATCGATGGGGTGCCGATCCCGCCGCCGACCAACGAGGCGCAGGTGGAGAGCCTGGTGTCGCGCCTTGGTGATGCGGGGATTGCCGCCGCGGCGGCGGCGCTGCCGCCGGTGGTGCTGGCGGATGCCGCGGCGGCGAAGGATCTGGCGGGAAACTGACCAGGCATCCCGACCTGGTGGATAGCCTCTACCTGGTCCGGAACGGGGTGCCGTTCGACGTGGCTTTCTCGCTCTCGCCGGAGGAGCGCTTTGCCTGGGTTGTCGTGTTCGGCGGCCTGGATGGTCATGTGTTCGACTGGGACAATCTAGGTTGGGCGGAGCGCCGGTGATGCGGATCGACGAGGTCTTGCGCCGGCTCGAGAGTTTGCCGCTGGTTGACACGGAGGCCGCGGCTTTGGCGGAGGCCGGCGAGACGTTGGCGGCGGCGGTGCGCGAGGCGTTGGCGGTGCGGCCGGGTGGGGGGCACGAGCGGCCTTGGGTTGAAACCGGGGCTTTGCATGACAGCATCGGCGCGGTGGCCGACGGCGACATGCTGATGGTCGGGAGTTCGGATCCGGTTGCCGTTGATCAGGAGCATGGCACGCGAACCGTACAGCCTCGGCCCTTTCTGGGGCCGGTGGCCGCGGCCATGGGCGAGGCTGTGGCAGCGGCGATCGGCGCTCGGTTCGCTGATGTTCTGAAATCGGTTCGGTAGGAGCGCGCGATGGAAGATGCCTATGTGATCGGCATACGACTCGCACTGGACAATGGTGTGTCGGAGGGGGTGGCGGCGGTCCGTGGTGAGTTGGCGGCGTTGGACCGGGCGGTAACGGCGAGCGCCGCGCAGTTCGCTGCCCTGCGGCGGGCGGCGGCGAGCGTTTTGCTGCCGGCGGCGCCGACGGCCGGGGCGGAGGCTCCGGCGCTGCCAAAGGTGCCTGAGCGGGCACCGGTGGGCGCCGATGATGCGGCCGTGGCGTGGGGTGGGCGGGGCGAAGTTGTTGTGGCGCCGCATGGGCTACCGAGGTTCTGCGATGCTGCGGGGCTGGTGGGCCAAGCGCCGGCGGCGGCGAGTGGGGCGGGGCGGTCGGTGGCGGCTGATGCGATGCGTTCGTCGTTGTCGGATGTAGCGCGGCCTTTGGGATTTGTGCCGATGGCGGGGCCACCGACGATGGCGCCGCCGGTTGCTCAACCGCGGGCGATCGTGCCGTTGGCATCGGCGGACATCGGTGCTCTCCGGGGGGCGTCGGATGGGCTGCCGAAGGCCTGGGACCTGGCGACCATCGGCAGGTTCGGTCTTGCGGCGCGGCCGGTCAGGGAGACGTCGGACGCCACGCGGCCGCGCGATGATAGAAGGCCAGGAGGGGCGGAGGCTGGCGAGCAGGTGGCGCCGCCCGCCCAGCCGAGCCTGGCGGGTCCGGCGACGGCATCGTTCGCCGCCTTTGCCGCGCCGCATCTGCCGCCGGCGGTGGCTTCGAAAGAGCCTGCCAACGATCGGACCGGCGCGCCGTCATCTCCGCCGCGACCCGCAACTGGCGCCGCGCCTGGAATGGGTCCGGCACTGCCGTCGGCGGTGCCGCCAGCGGCGGCGGAGACGTCACGCTCGATGTCGGGGGATGTGTTCCTCGACGGCACGCGGGTCGGCCGCTGGATGTCGGAGCGGATGGAGCGCGATGCGGGGCGCCCGCCGGTCGGGCCGACGTTTTTTGATCCGCGGCAATCACCAGCCTGGGCTGGTGCCACGATTGGAATGTGAGCCACCATGCCGGACCCCGTATTGACGCTTGGCCCGGTGGTGTTCGCCGGTTTTGAGGTGCCGGAGACCCTGCGGTTCGGCGGGCGGCAACGCCTGTCGATCCATCGGCTGCCCGGCGGCGGCCGGGTTGTCGACGCGATGGGCTATGACAACAACGACGTGACGTGGTCGGGCGTTTTCTCCGGCGCCGACGCGGCGGAACGCGTCCGTGTCCTGGATCTGTTGCGCGTCGAAGGTGCCGCTCTGCCGCTGTTTTGGGATGGGTTTTTTTACACTGTTGTGATTGCCCGTTTCGACACGGAATATCGCAACCCTCACTGGCTGCCTTATAAAATCTCTTGCGCCGTGGTTCGCGATGAAAGCTTGGCGACCGTGCAGGCGGTGGCCGGTCTGGCTGCGAGTGTGGCGGCTGATCTCGGTTTGGCAGGCAGTCTGGGGATCGATGTCAGCGCGCTTCAATCGGCGTTTGCGGCGCCTGGGGCAACGACGTTGGGAACGGCCGCGTTTGTCGCGGCGCAGGCGGCTGTCGCGGGAAGCCTGGCGCGACTTGGCGGCGCCATGAGCATCGCGGGTGGCGCGCTCGGCTCGGCGGATTTCTCGGTGGTCCTGAGCAGCGCAGCGACATTGGCCAATGGTGCGGCGGCGCTTGGCTACATTGGTCGAGTCGGTCAGAACTTGAGTCATGCGAGCGACTGAGGTCGGGACGGTGCTTCTGGACTGATCTCGGCGGCGTGCCGTTTCTTGTTTAGCCGTGGAGGCAATGATGAACACGATGACCATTGCTGGTGGCAACCTGTTTCAGATCGCCGCGGCTCAACTTGGTGACGCGACGCAATGGATCAGGATTGCACAACTCAATGGTCTGCAGGATCCGATGCTCAATGGTCCGATGACATTGCGGATCCCGGCGATCGATGCGACGGCGGGTGGCGGCGTGCCGCCGCAGGTCTGATCGATGCCGGTGCAATGGGCGACAGCGTCAGCGCTGCGGGCGCCGGCGCTGCGGGTGTTTGCCAACGGCACCTTGGTCGGTGGCGCCTTGTCCGCAGATATTTCCACGGTTGGCTATCATTCAGCCGATCGGTTTCGCGTCGCCGCGGCCTTGGCCGCGGTCGACGCGGCGTGGTTCGCGGCGCAATCGAACGTGATGATCGATGTCCAGATCGGGCTGGATGGCGGTTGGGTGACGCTGGCGCACGGCCGTGTCGATAGCGTGTCGATCGATCCAATCGAGGGATTGTTGCATCTAGACGGCCGGGATCTGACGGCATCGCTGATTGCGGCCAGAACCAGCGAGACATTTGCCAATCGGACGGCGAGCGAAATAGTCCAGCTGCTGGCAGGCCGGCATAATCTCACGGCATCGGTGACGCCGACGTCGCGGCCGGTCGGACGTTACTATGACTCGGAACATGATCGGAGCACGCTGCATCAGTTTGCCCGGGTCACGACGGAGTGGGACCTGCTGGTGTTTCTCGCCTTGCAGGAAGGCTATGTGGTGTATGTCGAGGGCACCAATTTGCATTTCCATCCGGCGTTCGCCACGGCTTCGGCGAACTGGCTGCTGCGGCCGGTGGATTGCGTGGCGCTGCGCCTCGATCGGGCGCTGACCTTGGCCGCCGATGTCGAGGTGGTGGTGCGCAGTTGGAGCAGTCGGCAGCAGGCAGGCTGCGTGCAGAGCGCCACGGCGAACGGCGGCGCTGGCGGCGGTACGGCGCAGCAATATGTGTTTGTGCGGCCAAATTTGACGCCCGACCAGGCGTTGCAGTTTGCACAGTCGATGCTGGCTGAGTTGACCCAGCATGAGCGGACGGTTTCGGCGACGATCCCGGGTGAGTTGGCGATGACGCCGCGTGATACAGTGACGCTGCAGGGCAGCGGCACGGCGTTCGATCAATCGTATCGGATCATGCGGATTGATCGTTCGATCAGCGCGCAGCATGGTTTTGTACAGCATCTGCAAGCCAAGAGTGCGACGGGCTCGCCTGATTGACAAGGGAATCGCAGATGGAAAGCAAGGCCAGGGCTCTGCCCTGGACCGCCAGGAGGAAGGCCCCCTGGACCCCCATTCGCGCTGCGCGGCCACGCTCGCGCAGCGCGAAT